TAAGTATCAACACGCACATGATTTGCCGAATGTACAACGAGACTAGGGCTCGTTTTTCGAATTTGTTCAAGTGCATGAGTGATTTGAGGTCGTGTAACACAAGTACACCATCCTCGATGTGAGTCCATTTGTCCAGCAACATGGTATCCATAAATCATACCTTTATCTGCATCAATCAACATAGCACCACATAAGCCGCCGAAACCTTTAAATTCAGTGTCATAGGCTAATCCAGTACCTTGTTTCAATTTAAGAACGGTATATTTATTTTGTTGCCCCCATAACCAACCAGGGTGTTCCAAATAACCAGCATAAAGTACATCTGTAGTTATTGGGCGAGCAGCTTGTCGGCTCACTTTAACCTCATTGTCAGGAGATTTCCATAGCATAACTGTTGATCTACTATAGAATGTGGGGTATTCTTCAGGGAAAAATTTGGAATAGTCAGTTCCAGCAGGACTCGACGGTAGATGAATGAAAGCCTGATCGTTCTCACGATCAATATAACAATAATCTTCCGTCAGTTTCTGATCTTTTGTTTTTGCACTAGGAATCCCTGGTGTGGTAGTAGTTTCGATATCAAACGGAAATGTATAGGGTACAATGTGAGCAGGAACCATGATAACATTTGATGCTACCATGATACCATTTACAGTACCATACACTTCTCCTCTAGATTTTGTTACTACGACCCGGAGTGATCGTGCAATGGATTTCTGCAGATCTGCAGATGTGGTTGTCCTCGATACCGCTGTATCTTTTGGCGGTAAACGAGAATAACCTTCTTTATAGTCACGTTGATCTTCCAAAGTAAATACATGTTCACCTTTCTTAGGTTTTGCTAAATGGTTTGCAAACCATCCAGTAGCATTATCCAGAAAAGTAGATTTATCTTGAGATTTTCCCTCTAAAAAGAAGGGTTTCAAAGATTTGTAGATACCATAAGCTAGAAAGATACTACCACTAATAGCGAAGTACTTTTTAGCATTTGCCTCTAGGTGTGCAGTCAAATCTTCACACAAACAAGACAATTGATCAGATCGACGTGAAATTTCAAGATCAATATCATTAATAGTTCGATTATACAAGTGTGCACCATACAAAACGGTTACAATACAAGCAAATCGAGCTACTTGTGATCCTAGCACTACGCAAGCAGATCCGCTTACTAACATTAGTATGAGAAGTTGCTTATAAATTTCTCTATCATTGTACAAACGATACCACAATAGAGATTTGCGCAAATTACGCATACAACTCGTATTCACACTAGTGAGTGCTGCTCTGAAGTCCCATAATTCTTGGGTACTCAAGCCTTGCCAATAAGTGGTAAAACCACTCATAGCAATGTTTCGAGAGAGATCTTTTTCTTCGGCTATAGATGGAGACTTTTTCAATTCTTCCAAAGAATCTGGAGAAATATCGTGAAGTACATCATCTAAAGCTTCATTGCGTTTTCGATTAGAACGACGATATCGTTCTTCAATTTCATCTTCTTCCTCTGTGTTAAAGGATTCAAA